CCTGGACAACAGATCTGGTGAAGCAGTATCTATGGAAGCCAATACAGTCTGTGGTTACTGGTGATGACTCTACCTCTATTGCTTCACGGGAGGATTACGACAAGGTACACGCCGTGCTAAGCCGTCATCTGTCAGAGAAGTTTAATGTTTATGTTCCGTTTCCAACCAAATGATTATCTTCTCTGAGTTTTCTGATGCTCTTGAAGAGGCTGTGTGGTGTGCAGAATCTGATAAACAAGCCTACGGAATCGCAGCCTACAAGAAAGGCTTTCGAGTCAGTAGGCTTTCTCGAATGTACCAGTACAAAGGAATAATTTTAGAGGTCGGATACCAGGAGGTTGAATCATGAGTAACGATATGATGGAAGTGATACACAAGGCCATTGATGAGCTACAGATTGGCCTGGATAAACTTGAAGACAAACAAGTAAAGGAGACATACAATGCCTTAGTGGCTCTGCAAATAGAGCTGCACAGAAAATACACCTCACACTACACCAAGAGGCTAGGGCTGTATGGGTTTAAAGACTAAACAGGAATACGAGATTCCACTTGATGTCAGAGTTGCGGCAAAGACTTACCCAGTAACTCAGAAGAACTTTAGTGTAGCGTTACTTAAGATGCGCTATGACAGGATGGAAGAAAAGGATCAGATCCGAGCAGAGAAGACGCTTCTTTCTCTGCATGATGGGAGATACTGGAAATGACTAGAGCCGTGAAGCGCAGGGTCAAACGGAAATCTAAACCCAAGACCAAGACTTCCGCTCAGTTAAAGCAAGAGTGCTACAAAGCTGTACAAAAATTAGCCAGACTTGCAGCGTCAGATGATGATGGCAATTGTTCTTGTGTGTCTTGTGGGGTCACCAAGCACTACAAGGATATGCAGGGAGGACACTTCATCCCTAAGGGTAATTCATCCTACTGGGCGTTAGAGATAGAGAACGTCCATCCCCAGTGTCCTGCATGTAACATGTGGGGTATGTCTCACGGATCAGCTGCTCAGCAGTACACACTCTGGATGCAGGATATGTACGGCAGAGACTTTGTAGAGGAGATGATTGAAAAGAAGTCTACTCCGGTTAAGAGATACAAAGCAGACTACGAGCAAATCCTGGCAGAGTTCCAGGAGCTAATCACCTACCACGAGAACCGTGTATGTTAAAAGTTAAACTCAGCAAGAAAGAATTGTTTGACTGTCAACGCGCAGCGAATGGTCGCTCCATGTTATCTAGGGCTTCGGGTGTATTTAACCAACGTAAAGACAAGTCTAGTACAGATGAAGAAATAGACTTGATTGGTATTAAAGGTGAGTTAGCAGTATCTAAAGTTTACCAGGCAGACTTCAGCCCGTTTGATTTTGGAGTAGACGCGGGAGTGGATATGTTCTTTGGCGACATAGGGGTTGATGTTAAAACTACCAAGTACCCAAACGGAGTCTTGCTGTTTAAAAGCGTTGAAGCATTCAAAGCCCCTATCGCCGTCCTGTGTACAGAGATAGACCAGAACACCATGTGTGTGGTTGGTTGGATTCGTAAGACAGAATTTGCAGACAAGTGTACGAAGTTTATTAACCCTAAGACTAAAGTTTATACGGATGGCATGTGCGTTGAGCAGTCGCAGCTTAATAGCCCTGAAGAGCTATGGCTGCACATCACCCGCGTTAAACTAAGCCAACAAGGAGACAACCTATGAGTTACGCGGGAAAAGGAGTTAAGGCTATTACGAAAGACGGCATTGAATTAGAGCTACAGAATGTAGAGGATGTTTTTGACTGGCTTGCAGAATTACTTGAATGTGATGATGAGGTTGATAGGAACATGGCAGGAACAGCCGGGATGATGCTAGAGGATATGCTTAACTTCATTAACAGCACTGACGCAATTCAAGACAGCTTTCAAATTCATGTTAATCAATCGTACCGTGAACAGATAGAATCTTACGAGAGGGAATTGCATTGAAAGCAACAGACTACCAGGTAGCAGGAAGTCACTATCAGGACTTAAAGATACAGCCTATCGAGTACATCTTGGCTAACAACTTAGGCTTCTGTGAGGGGGCTATCGTTAAATACATTTCAAGATGGCGGCAGAAGGGCGGGATTGAAGACCTGAGAAAGATCAAGCAGTTTTGTGAGTTCTTGATAGAACAGGAGTTAAAAGAAAAGCCCCTCCCCACAATGGAGGAGAGGCGTTTACCGAGGGGTTAGTTTGCTCTGCGTTTCTCTTCAAACTCTATAGCTTTTTCCATGCCTCCGCCGAAGAAGTTATACCAAACCTTCCCGATAACTGGAAGTTCTCGCATTGCTTTAGACTCTTCACCTACAAAGTCGCCGTTAGCAATCTTCCAGATATCCTCTCCTAGCGCGTTAATCCAATCGGTAGGAGGGGCGACAATCTCGCCAATAGCCGAGCCTACTTGTCCTTTGTCTACATACTTCTCCATGACGTACTGGCTTCCGCCAAACACCTTAAACAAGTTTTCAATGTAGTTGTCTGGAATGTCGTTTACCTCTGCTCCTTGTCCTCGCAAGAAGTCTTTAGCCTCATCAACAGTCGCTCCCATCATTGGAATGATTGTCATGTAAGCTGTTAGGTTCTTCGCAGCTTCTCCAGTATTGCCGGCCTTGTACTGCTGTATTATGTCTCTTCTTAAAACGTCTAGCTGTTTAATAGCAAAGGTTTTGAGGGAGTAAAAGATTCTACCGTTAGGATTCTTTAAATAACTTAAAGGCATTTGAGACAAGCTGATAGGCTGAATATCTGACAGCTCGCTAAACAACATTAGCTTTACGTTATCTGTAATGTTTCCTGCCCTTAAATCTGCAACAGTATTAGCAAACTCATCCTCTAACATGTATCCGTATTTCTTTCTTAATGACTCAACGCCTTTATCACTCTTAGCCATGTTGCTAAATTTTCTAAAGGAAGAGTTGATCAAAGTATTTTTGCCTAGTCTATCTATTGCTTTAAAGCCTACCGCTCCAAGTGTTTTATCTAGGAGTTTTGCTGTAGTGCCAACAGTACCGAGTTCCTGAGCAATAACCTTGTCCAATCCAAGCTCTGATAAGTCAATGTTTTTCTTGCCAAGCATTGAGCCTATGGTATTCCTAAGACCATTAGCGTAGATTGACATACCAAGGTCGCCAATCTGAGTTAACGCGGAGAATGGGTTGCCGAGAGTAGACATGTATCCTACGTTTCTCATAAAGCTATTTATTTTTCCTGCGCTAGCTTCACCTAAGCCAAATCTTGCCTCAAGCAACTCTGCTAATCTGTCTGCATCACCAGAGGCCATCTCACCTTTCTTTATTGCGTCATCAACATATCCACCAATAGATTCTTGAAGGTTGATTTCTCGCACACCCTTGTCTTTAGCATCCTTCCCGCGTCCAAAAAACTTACGCTTATGAATATCGCTAACGGCTTTCATGATGTAGGTGTTAAGAGCGGTCTTAGGGTCTTGGTATTGCTCAATTAACTTATCGTCAATGATTGCAACTGCCCTGCTTTTAACAAAGCCCTGTCGGTTATCTACTAACCTGGTAGGAACTCCACGCATAATCTGATTGATAATATTGGCTCGGTCTTCTGGCGGTATATCTTCAGCGGATTTTAACTTTAATTCTTTTGCTCTTGCTCTTAAAGCATTGTCTAGCTTTGTTCTTTCTTTTAAGCCAAGGGATTCTAAAAACTTTTTATAGTTCTTTAGTTGACGCGGGAAATAGTTTTCAATGTCCCCGATATCATTGTATCCCGCTTCGTCTTTCAAGCGAGTGTGTATGTCTTTTAAAACACTTCTAACTTCTGTAAACGCTTCATCTCCATTGACGGAGTATCTGCGCATTACCGATAGAGCGTCATCAAAGTTTCCGTTAGCCAAATCCCTGGACACGGCCTTCAGATCATTGCCTGTAATCTTGTCCAATATATCTGTCAAAGGCTTGATTTGCTGCGCATACTTCTGAGTGTCTTGAGCAATATCGTATTCAGTTTTTACAAGAAGAGAGTGAGCCTTTGGGCTGATGTTTTTTACGCCAGTTGCTACCACTCCAAGAAAGTCTTCCCCCATCTTCCACCCGCCAGTGGCAGAAGAAGGAGCAATGTTTTTTGCCTTGGCAGAGATAACCGCGTCAGCTTGTTGGCGAGATGGGATTCGTATCTTTCGGTCAGACTTAATTAAAATATCGTCTATTCCCGCGTCATCTAATCCCATGCGATTTTGAACTACGGTTTTAATCTGCTGCAAATCAGTAACGCCGTTAGCAGCTTGCTCGTATACAATGTTTTCTATTTCGTCAAACTGCTCAGATGCTCGCATCTTTGCTTCTGGAGAGCGTCTTTCTATTAATGCTTTCCTTGACGCGGGAGTAAGACCTTTGATAACGGCAGAGGTTGCAGGCGCAGCAATAGCACCAACAGCGGTAGCTCCTGCTAACTGCACAGGGTCTACCTCTCCAGTTTTAGCTAGCTGCTCTAGGACGTTATACTCTGCCCCAAACGCAGCGCCTACTGCCGCAAGACCTTTGTACCCTTGGTAGGCTTTAGACACTGGGATTAAAGTAGTAGGACTCATTAATGATCCAATGATAGTCCCTGCGACTCCTGCTGCCCCGCCCATGCCTTCTTGTTGAGAGGCTTCTGGATACTTTGCTTGAAGCTCTAGCTCTTTAGCCCTGGCGATAACTTGCCTTCGCGTATCAGGGCTAGCCTTCATATAGTCTTCACCATAAAACTCTTCTGGCGAAGTATAAGTAAAGCCTTCGTCAAAACTAAAGCCGACTTTGCCTATAGGAAATTCACTCGATAAATATGTGAAGGCATTGCCTATGTCTGTATCAGCCGACTCATAAGCATACGCAAACTTATCAAAAGTAGAGGGTTCTCCGATAGGAGTTTCAACTTTAAGAGTAGCCAAGGCTTCTGGCGAAATTTGATCAAACTTTTTATCAGCAATAAGCTGCAAGTCTTCCCTGCTTAACTTAGATAAATCAGCCATAAAAAACCTATTGAGAGTAGTTTGCAATTCTCGCTTCAAGTTGAGAAATTTGTTGTCTTAAATCATCCGCGTTTGCGTTAGTAGCTTGTCTATTTCTAATTGCAGAATTTAAATTTGTAATTCTTGCTTTTGCCTGATTTATATATCTGGCTTTCGCCTGATCTATATTTCCGTTTACCGCTGCCACATTTCTTAAAGTTGCTTCAAAGTCTGGGTCTACCCCAATGTTTTCTTGAGGCGCTTCAGGTTGTGTAGGAGTTAATCCTAGTTGTGCCACCGCTGTTGCCGTTGCTGCATCTGCATCAAAGCCTCCTACTCCCGCTTGTTGTTGAGCCATTGCTTCAATGTCAAGCTCCGCCACAGGGGCTGCAATGCCTGTTTTAATTTTTACTGCGACAGATTGCAGGATTTCATCAGGGCTTGCTGTAGGTTTTGATTGACGCTCAACAGCTATTAGTTGGTGGAATCTTGCAGAAGAAACAATAGGGTCTCCTAGCCCAAACAAACCTTTTTTCATAACTTCTTTTAGCTCAGGAACTTCTTTAGCCAAAGCGTCATACTCGTCTTTTTCTCTATCGCTTAAAGGTTTATAGTCCTCTAGCTTTAAAGTTTTAACTTTGGCTAACTCTTGAGCCGCAACCCTTGGTAAAACGTCTATTGCATCAAAGCTTCCAGATTCAACTCCTGTTGCATATAACTCATATTCTTTTCCTAAAGCTCTTAACGATGTAGCAATGTCGGCTCTATTTGCATCAGCGTTTTGGTCGTTAATAAAGTCTCTAGCTCCTTTGCTGATTTCTAAAGCGCTTGCCGCCTGGCTTAATCCCGCTTGTTGAGCCGCGTATTCTGCCGCAACAACAGCTCTTTGTTCTTGGGTTTCACGCATTCTCATTTGCTGTGTGGCAGAAGCAATATTCGTTCCTGCTTGCAACTGGCGAAGCTCTTCAGTTGTGCGAGCCATAGCTCTGTCTTCTGCTTCTGTCCTCATTCTAGCAGCTTCTTGTCTTAGCGATGCTGCACGAATAGGATCAATAGACTGAACTAAGTTTGCAGCCTGAAGCATTCCTGCGGGAGTAGATGTATCAACATTAGCCAATGCTCCTTGTAGCTTTTCTCCAGTACTACGCGGGTCAATGCCAATCATAGGCTGAACAGCTCGCCGTAGAGCGTCATTACGCTGTACCCCTAACTGACCCCCCATTTGAGCCAAAGGAGCTAATGCTGCCGCTCTCCCGCGTAAACCAGAGGACAGTAATTGACCTTGAACCATACCCTGTTGGAGTAGTTTCTGCTGACGCTGTTCAGGAGTGTCAATGATGTCCGCAAACAGACTGTTAATATCTATAGCCATTTTAATTAATCCCAAAGTTAAATGGATTATTAGAGTCTTGAGTTCCTTTTAGTATTGCTTGCAATAATGCTGACTGCGGATTAGCTGCTGTAGATGTTTCCGAGCTAGCAGCTTGTTCGCCCTTCAACAGATCAAACAGCCCTTGGAACTGCTGTTGACGCAAGGCATTAGCCAGTGATGCATAACCAAGCTGAGACTCTAGTGTAGATTCTGCAAGCTGTGTTCCTAAGCCAAGGCCAGTAGACTGTAGGCTTGCTCCTATGCGAGCCATGTCTAGCCCTGGCGCTAGGTTGGCAAGAAGCTGATTCTGACCCGCGTAAGCAGATGGAATAGATTGTAAGCCTAAATCTCCTAACAAGCCTAGTCTTGATCGTGTCTCACCCAAACCTGCTAGAGTCTGCTGTGACTGTAACTGCTGCTCCATTCTGGCTTGTTCCATTGCGCTGACACCAAGACCTGCTTGTTGCTCTGCAATAGCCTTTTCT